ATTTATAAGACGGGGGTTTAATTACCCCCGTCCTATTATAAGGAGACTATAATGGCTGATGCTGTAACTGCTACAACAGTACAAGACGGGCCTAAGAAAGCCGTTATATACTGTACAAATACAAGTGATGGGTCGGGGGAGTCCGCTGTCGTCAAGGTGGACGTTTCCGCGCTTGCGTCTTTACAGGACGGGACGGCTTGTACCGGTGTACGCATTCAAAAAGTTACGTTTAGCAACGTTGGCATGAGTGTCAAACTTCTTTGGGATGCATCTACGGATGTTATAGCCGTGGAGCTACCGGCGGACTATTCAGATACTTTGGATTACTCGGACATGAGCGGTCTTCCTAATGTGGCGGCTTCTGGCGGCAACACTGGGGATATCCAGCTTACTACGCTGGGTCATAGTAGCGGCGACACGTACTCAATAGTTTTGCACTGTCTTAAAGATTATTCTTAGGGGTCTGGTGTAACAGGAAAGGTTTCTCTTATTATGACTGTTTCCGGGGCTAAAGACTTTGAGCCTAATGTAGCGGATTACGTTGAGGAAGCTTTTGAGCGGTGTGGGCTAGAGTTTCGGACTGGGTACGACGCGGTTACCGCACGCCGGTCTATGAATTTTCTGTTCGCGGACTGGGCTAATCGCGGACTGAACCGGTGGACCATAGAACAGGTCAGCCAGACCATGGTCTCCGGGATTTCCCAGTACCCTGTCGGAACCATTACGGCCACCGTTGGATCGTCTACCAACCTTGTTATAGGTAACACCATTACAGGGGCCCTTAGTGGTGCGACTGCTGTGGTGTTAACCAAGCCAAGTTCCACCACCATAACCTTAAGCATACCCACGGGGACGTTTACGTCAGGCGAAACCATATCAAGTACGGCTAGCGATGAATCTGGTGTTAGCACTACGATTACCGCAAACCCCAGTATAAGCGACGTTCAAGCCACTGTAGACATATTATCTGCCGTGATACGACGGGATGACGCCGATATCTCAGTTAGCCGGGTTAGCCGCGACGACTATCTTAACATACCGAACAAGTTAACTACCGGGAGACCTACTCAGTTCTATGTGGACCGGTTAATAAGCCCTATATTGAAAATTTGGCCCACCCCTGAGAACAGCACGGATGTTATTATATACGACAGGCTTGTGCGGATAGACGATGCAGGCTCGTCGATTAACACCGTTGAAATACCCTTCCGGTTTTATCCGTGTCTGGCAGCCGGTCTTGCGTACTATCTTTCATTGAAACGCGCCCCCGACCGGGTGCAGATGCTAAAATCTGTGTACGAAGAGGAGTTTCAAAGGGCTGCGGAAGAAGACCGGGACCGCGCAAGCTTTAGCATTGTGCCATCTTACAGTTATCTGAGTGCTTCGTAATGGCTCGGTATGCTTCAAATAAACACGCCTTGGGCATCTCGGACCGGTCGGGTGCTGCGTATAAGTTACGCGACATGCGGAAAGAATGGACGGGAATGCTTGTTGGTAAAGACGAGTGGGAGCCGAAGCAACCTCAGTTGATGGTTCTAAAAACCCCGGCAGACCCGCAAGCCTTGCGGGATGCAAGACCGGACAGGACGGAGCCCGCTGTTGAGGTCTTGCTTAAGTTTAATGCCTTTAAGTCTTCTGGAAGTGGCTCCTCTATAATAACAGTAACGGAGCCCGGACACGGACGGAGCACTGGGGATATAGTTCGCTTTAGAGCGGTAGAGGCTTTTGATGGTTTTACGGAAGCCTCTATTGAGTCCTCTAGCGGGTACTCCATTACGGTTATTGCCGGAACCGTTGCGACGGATAATGAGTCGTACTACTATACATTTTCTCCTAGCAGTGGAACCGCCAACGTGGGTAGCGTTTCCGGAGGGGGCGGCGTCTCCACTGCGGGTCCAGTAAGTCTGATAGATTGAGTTTTTAAAATGGCTTATACATTTACAACCCTTAAAACTGCGATACAGGATTACGTGCAAAGCACGGAAACAACCTTTGTTAACCAGCTTCCCCGCTTTATTCTGAATGCCGAAGAGCGCATCCTGAAGGAGTGCCAGCTAGATGTGTTTAGAAAGTCTTCCCAGGGGACGGCTTCTTCCGGTAATTCCTTTCTTTCTAAACCCAGCGACTTTCTTTCTCAGAACTCCTTAAGTGTAATAAAGGACTCCGCCAAGGAGTTCTTATTGTACAAGCAAGCTACGATGCTACAGGATTTCACACCAAACCCTGCAACAACTGGAACCCCCTTGTATTATGCGGATTGGGATGAGGCCACGTTTTTACTGGCACCTACCCCTGACACAGCTTTCACAATGGAGCTTCACTACTTCTACCGGCCTCAATCAATTACATTATCTTCGGATGGAACGAGTTGGCTGGGGACTAATGCGGAACTAGCCTTGTTGTATGGTGCCCTGGTTGAGGCTTATACTTTCCTGAAAGGTGAAGCAGACCTTTTGCAGTTGTACAATCAGCGTTTTCAAGAATCGTTGCAGTGGTTGAAGAACTTGGGTGAGGGTCTTCAAACAAGAGATCAATACAGGTATGACCGGGTTCGCAGAGAGGCCCAATAATGCGCGACGGGTTTTCGACAGCGGCTGTTGGTAACGCTCTAGTGTTTACATCTGATAACGGGGGTCATACTCCAGAACAGATGGCGGAGATGGCTTTGAACAAGATAATGACTGTTTCAAGCAGCGCCCCACCCGCGATACGCGATCAGGCTATTGAGTATAGAGAAAAGTTAAAAGAAGTGTTAGTGTTCTACATGAACAAGATGGCCGAGAATGAGAGAACCACGATATTGGCCTTGCTAAACCAACAAGGCCAAGGTGACACGGCTGAGATTATAAGGAGACTGTAATGGCTATCGGAACTTCAGCAATTTGTGGGACCTACAAGCGCGAGATAAATGCAGGCATCCATTTCTGGACATCGCATTCTCGTGGTGACGGGTCTTCCATCGCAGCGGATACGTTTAAGCTGGCTATGTTTACGAATAGCGCCTCGATAGATGCGGACACCACAGGTTATACCACCGGAAACGAAGTCAGTGGTACTAACTATACGGCGGGCGGCGCTGCGATTGCGAGCGCGACAATTGGACTTGCAGACAACAGTAGTGCTGTTCCAACGGCCTTTATTGACATGGCGGATGTGACCTTTTCTTCGGCGACGATAACGGATGCCAGGGGTGCCTTGATTTATAACTCCACGCTGGCAGCAGCAGGAACTGCTGGGGATACCACACACGCAGCCAAACCAGCAGTATGCGTTATTAACTTTGGAGGTGACAGTTCTTCTACCGCCGGTAACTTTACCGTTACCATGCCTACCAATGATGCGAATAGCGCCTTGATCCGGATTGCGTAATGGCTTCAATTACCGGCTGGGATAGAGGGACTTGGAACTCAGGAGCGTGGAACAGTTCTTCTCCGGTAACTGGAGTTTCAGCCGCCACAGCAGCGGGTAGTGTACGAGTTGACATAGAGTTTTCTGTCACGGGGGTTTCAGCCGCCACAGCAGCGGGTAGTGTACGAGTTGACATAGAGCCCTCGGTAACAGGGGTTTCAGCCGCTACAGCAGCGGGTAGTGTACGAGTTGACATAGAGTTTTCCGTCACGGGGGTCTCAGCCACCACCGCAGCGGGTAGTGTTAGGATTGATGTAGAGCCTTCCGTAACAGGGGTTCAGGCTGCTGCGGAGATAGGACAAGTTTTGGTTTGGAATGAAATTGTTCCGGGTCAGGCTGCGGGTTGGAACCCAATAACGCAGACACAAGACCCTGTTTGGACGAAAATAGCGGCATAGGAACGATACAATGGCATCGACATATACAACAGGTTTTGGCATAGAGAAGATCGGTTCTGGTGAACAGTCAGGTGCTTGGGGCACTACGACGAACCACAACCTCGATATTCTGGATCGTATAGCCTCGTATAAAGCAGTGGCTCTTTCTGGGACCACTCACACTCTTACAGTTCGAGAAGCCTCTCCGGGTTCCGGGACGGAAAACCTTCAGGACGGTATGTACCGAGTGATTAAGTTTACAGGTGCGTTAGGCGGTAACAATACGGTTACGATAGCCCCTAATACTGCCCCAGCTTATTTTATCTTTGAGAACGCCACTACCGATTCCGGTTCTAGTGGTCCTTACTCGGTTATCTTAACGCAGGGTTCTGGCGCAAATATAACCATCCAGAATGGCAAAAACGCCATCGTTTATTGTGATGGCGCTGGATCTGGGGCAGCGGTAGTAAATGCCCTGTCAGATCTTCAGATTGCAACTCTGGAAGTAACCGGTGCAGCGGCTATAGATGGTGCTTTAACGGCGGCAGCTATAACTGGGACAACCCTAACTACAAGTGGAATTGTGTCGGTTGACGATACTACGACCAGTACGTCGGGCACGACAGGCAGTATCCATACAGACGGTGGGCTGGGTGTGGCGGGTACGGCGTTTGTAGCGGGTGCGGCTAAAATAGTTGGCGTCACAACCCACGGAGATGACGTTGTCAGCGATACGGATTCCGTCGATGACCTGGGGACGACCGGAGTTCGCTGGGCTAACCTCTTTGTAGACGCTATTACAGCTACCGATCAGGTCACAGCCACCGGGTTTACGGGGACTCTCGACGGCATCTTGGGGTCGGGTTCTGCTGCCAGTGCATCTGTTACGACCTTGACAGTTAACGGTGACATCACCACGACAACATCAGGCACAAGCAATTTTGTTGCAGGCGTCAACGCCGGTAACTCCATCGCATCAGGCGGTAATTATAACGTAACCGTTGGCGATGAAGCGGGTACGGCTATTACTACGGGAGATAACAATGTTGCGGTGGGCTATGCAGCCCTCGATGCTAACACCACCGCGAGTAATAATACTGCACTTGGCTATGCTGCACTTGGTGCCAATACCGAAGGCACTGCTAACATAGCAGTTGGCTATGCTGCACTTGATGCAAATACTACAGCGAATAACAACTTAGCAATTGGCCATAATGCTCTTGGTGCCACCACCACTGGGGGTACTAATGTAGCGGTTGGGGGGTATTCTTCTGATGCCAACACCACTGGGACGGGCAACACAGCCCTCGGCTATAGTTCTCTTAGTGCCAACACCACTGCTTCAAATAACACAGCAGTTGGCCTCAATGTTCTTAATTCCAACACCACTGGTACTGAAAATGTAGCCATTGGCCTAAACGCTATGATTGGTGGCACCACAGGGAATTATAACGTAGCGATTGGCTCTCTATCTCTCGACGCCGTTAACACTGCTGACTACAACACAGCAGTCGGCTATGGGACGCTAACTACAAATACCTCTGGGGCCTCCAATGTAGCAATTGGCCGAAATGCCCTTTTAAGCAATACTACGGGAGCTAATAACATAGCAGTTGGCGCTCTGGCCCTCGATGCTAATGTTACGGGTGATAATAATGTTGGAATAGGCCACGCAGCCCTTGGTTTGAATACGGTAGATAATAACACAGCAGTGGGCTTTCTGTGTCTTCAAAGTAATACCACAGGCGCTGCTAATGTAGCGATGGGTGCGTATGCCCTTGATGCCAACACTACTGGGGCTAGTAACACAGCCATTGGCAGTGGTGTCCTTACTGTCAACACCACTGCGTCTAATAACACAGCCGTTGGTGCCGGTGCGCTCGTACTAAATACCACTGGGCCTAATAACACAGCAGTTGGCTATGCTGCTCTTGCTGCAAGCACCACTGGGGCAAACAACACAGCGGTTGGCATCAATGCTCTTCTTGCCAACACCACTGGCTACAACAACGTAGCGGTTGGTCATACTGCGTTAGGCGCAAATTTAACAACCGTCAATAATGTAGCCGTGGGTTATGGTGCCTTGGCTCTTAATGTTAACCATAACAACACAGCGGTTGGCTATAATGCTCTTACCACCAACGCCGCTGGTACTACTAACACAGGAGTTGGAGCATCTGCTCTCGGTCTCAATACGACTGGTAACCACAACACAGCAGTTGGCTATCAGTCGCTTTATAACAATACCACAGCGGCTGGTAACACAGCACTTGGCTATGCGGCACTCTCTACGAATACCACAGGGACTGGTCTTACAGCAGTGGGAGCTTATGCTCTTGATGCTAATACTACTGCAGCTAATAACGTAGCTGTTGGTACTAATGTACTTGGTGCCAACACCACTGGTTCAGAAAACACAGCAATCGGCAGTACTTGCCTTGGTGCCAACACCACTGCGGCTAATAACATAGCAATCGGCTATGCGGCTCTTAATGCCAATACAACGGGAGCTCAGAATATAGCGATTGGTGTGTATGCTGTTGATGCTAATACCACTGGAGGAAATAACATAGCAATCGGCCATGCCGCGCTTAGTTCCAACACCACTGGGGGTGCTAACACAGCACTTGGCTATAATGCTCTAGGTGCCAACACCACAGCCTCTAATAATTCTGCCTTTGGCTCCCACTCCCTAGACTCTAATACCACTGGCACTCAAAATAGTGCGTTTGGTGTCAATGCACTAACTGCCAATACCGAGGGAGATTTTAACTCAGCATTTGGAGTAAGTGCCCTTGGTGCCAATACAACTGGAGGGGCTAATGTGGCAATTGGGGTTCAATCTTTGGATGCCAATACCACTGGGAGTTATAACATTGCAGTTGGCATGGCTGCGCTTGGTGCCAATACCACAGCCGGTTCTAATATAGCTGTTGGTTATAATTCTCTAGCTACCAACACCACCGGGGCTAATAATGTAGCAATTGGTCATGATACACTGGTCTACAATAGCACCGGTGCTAGTAATGTTGCAGTTGGCTTTCAAGCTCTTGATGCAAATACCACCGGGGCTAATAACACAGCAGTCGGCTATGGGGCTCTTACTGCCACCACCACCGGCTCTCAGAATGTAACTCTTGGTCAGTATGCGGGGCAGACCCTGACAACTGGTGCCTACAACGTATATATTGGTTATAATTCTGTACCGGCGGCGGTCGATAGCGCTCAGGAAATTGTTATTGGTACTGCCAATATTACTGGCAAAGGTACTCAAACTGCATTTATTAATCCCGGCGGCGGCGCTGTTTATGCGGGTAATAATGCTACTGCGTTCTCACAAACTTCTGATCGCCGAATTAAGAAAGATATCGTCCCCAGCACGAAAGGGCTGGCAGCAATTGTTCAGATTGAACCCAAGAACTTCTACTATAAATCCGACGAAGAAATGCAAGAAGAATTGCCCGGTGCAATAGAGGGTTTACCCCTCAACAAACTAACAACCTCTGCG